TTCACCTGAAGTACCTGATGTACCAGATTCACCTGAAGTACCTGATGTACCAGATTCACCTGAAGTACCGGATGTACCAGATTCACCTGAAGTACCGGATGTACCAGATTCGCCTGAAGTACCTGATGTACCGGATTCACCTGAAGTACCTGATTCGCCACTTGTGCCTGATGTACCGGATTCACCTGAAGTACCTGATTCGCCACTTGTGCCTGATGTACCAGATTCACCTGAAGTACCTGATGTACCAGATTCACCTGAAGTACCTGATTCGCCACTTGTGCCTGATGTACCAGACTCACCTGAAGTACCTGATTCGCCACTTGTGCCTGATGTACCAGATTCACCTGAAGTACCGGATGTACCAGATTCACCTGAAGTACCGGATGTACCAGATTCACCTGAAGTACCGGATGTACCAGATTCGCCTGAAGTACCTGATGTACCGGATTCACCTGAAGTACCTGATTCGCCACTTGTGCCTGATGTACCAGATTCACCTGAAGTACCTGATGTACCGGATTCACCTGAAGTACCTGATTCGCCACTTGTGCCTGATGTACCAGACTCACCTGAAGTACCTGATTCGCCACTTGTGCCTGATGTACCAGACTCACCTGAAGTACCTGATTCGCCACTTGTGCCTGATGTACCAGATTCACCTGAAGTACCTGATGTACCAGATTCACCACTTGTGCCTGATGTACCGGATTCGCCTGAAGTACCTGATGTACCGGATTCACCTGAAGTACCTGATTCGCCACTTGTGCCTGATGTACCAGACTCACCTGAAGTACCTGATTCGCCACTTGTGCCTGATGTACCGGATTCACCTGAAGTACCGGATGTACCGGATTCACCTGAAGTACCGGATGTACCGGATTCGCCTGAAGTACCGGATGTACCAGATTCGCCACTTGTGCCTGATGTACCAGATTCGCCACTTGTGCCTGATGTACCTGATTCGCCACTTGTGCCTGATGTACCTGAACCACCACTTGTGCCTGATGCGCCTGACGTGCCACTTGAACCTTGTGCACCAGAAGTACCACTTGTTCCTCCGACAGAAACTTCTTCCCAGTTCTTATTTAATATATCGAATGTCAACAAATCCGAACCCATGTCTTGTCCGGCAAAATGCGCAGTAAGACCAGCTCCACTGAGAGTTGGACTACACACCACACCTTTTGTACTAACTAAAAATGAAAGATCTGGTTCTACAGGATGTTCGTCATCATATGTCACTGTACATGTAATCGTGGGTCCAACCACTGAATCGATGCTTTTTATTTTGTAACGTACTGTCCCCGTTAGAACATCATACGACGATGCGTCAAAATAATAAAAATCATTTACAACAACATCTGTTGCAAAAAATCGACCCAATAAATCTGAAAAATCGAATTGAATATCCCAATCCGATCCGTTTTGAGTAGCGTTATTTAAAATTGCTCTTCCGACTAATGATAAATGGCTCATATTGTGTTATATATTAAAAAATTATTTTCCATGCGGCTGACGGATTTCCTGTTAAACCAGTTCGTTGTACAGTTACTATGCCGGATGCGTTTGACACATTCCATTGTGTATTCGCTTGAATAACAGATGGAACTGCGTTGTTATAATATGCTAAAACCGGCATTTGTGTATTAGCTAAAGTTGTTTGACCGTTTAGTTCCGGATATACAATATTAATTGTTGCAGTACTATTAACACCTGCAGCATAATTAAAAGAACATGCATTTAATCTCAAAGATCCTACACTACTAATAGTTAATGTATTACCGCCGGTAAATGTAATACTTGTATTATCAATATCAGTTTGTGATCCTACTCCAGTAATTACAATATTTGCACTACCAGTTGTAAGTGTTCTATAAACCATACTTGCACCACCGCCCCCACTTATACCTGATGTTCCAGCAGCGCCTTGTGCACCTTGTGCACCTGACGTACCACTTGTACCATCGGAACCTACACCTGACGTACCACTTGTACCAGCCGAACCTACACCTGACGTACCACTTGTACCGGTTGCGCCTTGAACACCGGATGTACCACTTGTACCAGTTGCGCCTTGAACACCGGATGTACCACTTGTACCGGTTGCGCCTTGAACACCGGATGTACCACTTGTACCAGTTGCGCCTTGAACACCGGATGTACCACTTGTACCGGTTGCACCTTGAACACCGGATGTACCACTTGTACCGGTTGCGCCTTGAACACCGGATGTACCACTTGTACCGGTTGCACCTTGAACACCGGAAGTACCGCTTGTACCAGTTGCACCTTGAACACCGGAAGTACCGCTTGTACCGGTTGCACCTTGAACACCGGAAGTACCGCTTGTGCCGGAAGCTCCTTGTGCTCCTGAAGTGCCGCTTGTACCGGTTGCGCCTTGTGCGCCGGAAGTACCGCTTGTGCCGGAAGCTCCTTGTGCTCCTGAAGTGCCGCTTGTACCGGTTGCTCCTGAAGTGCCTGAAGTACCTGAACCACTTGCTCCTTGTGCTCCTTGTGCTCCTGAAGTACCTGCTGTACCTGCTGTACCTGCTCCGCCACCGATTGAGGTGACTTTGAATGCGTTATCTTGGTATACGACGTATTTGTAAGCATTTCCGGTATCTGCTTCCAGAGTGAATCTGGAGCCGGTTACACTTCCTGTGGTATCTGTATGAAACAGAACGGACGAGCCTGAAATGTATGCTTCTTCAAAGTAGTTATTGGAGCCAGTACGAAATTGTTTTAGTACAACTGCGTTGGGTGATGGATCATATGTTGGCATAATCTATTAATACACGATTGGTATATAAATATAAACCGGGTGTCAATAAATAAAATAAAATCTAAGATTACTTATTGTTTAGAATTAAGCAGCTGGAGTGAAGTTTCCTTCTTTAAGATTTAATGAACCCTCGCCGTATTTATTGGTTAATTTGTCCATTAACTCTTGTTCTGTCTTTTGCAATGAAAGATATTCTGTTTTGAGTCGATTTTGTTCATTTTTTAATAACAACAGTCGATCTTCCAGCTCAATTGTTTCCAATTGGATTTGGCCAAACTTGATTAATTTTTCTTGAAATTTGTTTTGTAAAAACCGAATATCATTGATTTCGTCGTCTGTGAACTTTATTTTTTCTGGCATAACTTTATAGTATGTTTTGTAATATATAGACCAGATTTTTATTTTAAAACGGTTTTAATGTAATAAATTGATTACAAACCAAATCTAGTTTTACTACTATTGTAAGTTTGCAATATTTCAGTTGCACTTGATGATCTATTATAAATTAATATAATTGGCATTCTACCATTTAAATACCAAAGTGCGCCACTACTTCTTATAAATCCAACATATAAATTGCTTTGTTGAGATACAGAATAATTTACATTTCCAGATGCAACTGATGTTCCATTAAGATAAACAGTTATTACTCCACTATTACGAACTGCTGCAAAATTATACCAATTTCCTACAGTAACTAATCCAGCAGCACTAGTAAAGTCATCTCCTACACTAATACCAACGGTATTTAAACCAATAGATCCATTGGAATTTCCTGATATTTGCACTCTGTTTGTATTTGAACTGGTTGTGCCGTTAAAAAAAAGACCATAACCATTGACCCCACCCAACGAATTTGTATTAAACCAAAATTGTATTGTAAAATTCTCATTATAATTCAAAACCAATGAATTATTTAATAAATAATCATCAGTGCCATCAAAAGATATACTACCGCCGTTTCTATTATCATACGTTGGCCCATTAGTTAATATGAAATTATTGTTATTGCCACTCAAATCAGTCCAAGTTGTTCCACTGCCAGGATAACTAGTTAGATTAGCAGCATCTAAATATGACGTTAAGTTGGTTGTTATAATTTTTGGTGGACCGAATTGCATATGCTTTATAATTATAAATTGAATCTACCTTTAGTTGCGTTATAATTTTGAAGTATTTCAGCTGTTGATACCAATCTGTTATAAATTCTCATTATTGATATATTACCGTTCCAAAATTGCGTGGATCCATTTTGATTTCTACCTATTCTAGAATTAGTGGGAGTATAACCGCCGAGAAGAAATGTCGATGTTACTGTATTTCCTAGAATACCATCTACATATCCTATAATTTGATTGACTGTTTGATTAAAAACTCCAGCAACATAGTGCCATTTATTATCATTTAATGTTGGGGTATAAAGAGCTGAACTATTCCATCCCGATCCAGAATTACCACCGCCATATAATTGTCCAGACACAAATGCAAATAACATACCACTAGTATCACCGTTAGTGCCTCTACAAAAAATTTCCATTACGCTTGAACTACTAGTTTTAACCCAAGCATCAACTGTGAGTGTCGATCCCATTGAAAAATCTGGAACGGTTCCATACTGAGTTGACCCATCAAATACGATACTTCCGCCATTTGATCCATTAAACGATGGACCATTGGTAAGAGTGCCTGTATTGTTATTACCGCTCAAATCAGTCCAAGTTGTGCCGGTGCCAGGATAACTACTTGGATTTGCAGCATCTAGATATAATACCAAACCGTCTGTTACAATTTGTGGTGAGCCGAATCGCATATGTTTTATAATTATAAACCGAATCTTCGTTTAACTGAATTATAGTTCTGCAACACATCAGTTGCAGTTAATCCGATGTTATAAATTTGCACCAATGCTATATTGCCATTAAAATATGGACTTGTGGTTCGTCTACCCAAATATAAATTAACAGATGTATCGTTGCCATATGCTCCTGATCCAACAAGAATTGTTCCAGTATTTACAACACCATTAACATAATGAGTAACAGAATTATTACCTGCAACAGTTGTACTTGTTGTAATTACGGAAACAATATTAATCCACGTATTGACTGTAATTACAGCAGATGTAAATCTGTCATAATTATCAACTGATGAACCATTTTTCATATATGAAACAATAGTTCCATCATTTAGTGCCCAAACAGACCAACCACCAACTGCTCCGTCTTTTGAAATTAACGCTCCATTTGATAATGTAGATTGTTTAAACCAAACACTAACCGTAAACGTTGTATTTGCAAAAGCAAATGTCGATGCGGTATTTGTTACATCTACATACTGAGTTGACCCATTAAATACGATACTACCGCCATTTGATCCGTTAAATGTAGGTCCGTTAGTTAATGTTCCAGTTCTATTATTATTGCTTGCATCTGTCCAAGTGGTTCCGCTGCCTGGATAACTACTTGGATTTGAAGCGTCTACATAAAATACTAAATTTGAACTCTTATTAAGTGATGGTGGTCCTAATGTTGCTGACATATGTTTTTATAATTATAATCCGAATCTGGATTTAGTAACGTTATAGTTTTGCAATACTTCGGTTGCGGTTAAAACGCGATTATAAACTTGTACCACAGCAATTCTGCCGGTGTACACTGACCAAAAGGAATCGGGTGACCTACCAATTCTTAACGGATTTGAACTCATAGTAAAATTAACACATGCAGCGCTACTATTACTAACTCCATTAACATAAAAAGTTGCAGTTCCATTTATGGAAAATGTAAGTGTTAAGAAATACCAAACTGATGTGGTTCCACCGCCGGTGCCGACTGATGTAGACCCACCTCCAGAAGCAGCTTTTATTTGAGCTAAATTTTCTGTAAATATGTTGTATCCATTGAATGAACCAGTTGTATCATGTTTGCAAATAATCGTCGCTTGTCTTGCTGGATTTATTGTCGTGTTGTGCCAAATATTTATTGTTTGTGTGGTTGCATTTAAAGAAGCAGCATTTGCAACATTAACAAAATCATCTGTTCCATCAAACACAATGCTACCTCCATTTGATCCATTAAATGTAGGTCCGTTAGTTAGTGTGCCGTGATTGTTATTACCGCTTAAATCATTCCATGTCGTTCCACTGCCTGGATAACTACTTGGGTTTGCAGCATCTAAATATAATACCAAACCACTTGTGATAGATTTTGAAGGTCCACGTTGTATTGCCATATACTATAATTATAATCCGAATCTGGATTTAGTGCCATTATAATTTTGCAATATTTCATCTGAAGATAATTCACGATTATAAACATTATATAAAGCAACATTTCCTTTTAATATATAATTTTGAGGAGCAGCGTCTATGAGAGTTCCTAATCGAAACGCTGCGTTTGTATTATAATTATTCACTGTTGAGTTTTTTTGTACTTCAAGTATTCCATTATAATAAATTTTTAAAGACGTTGTAGTTTTATTTAAAACAAATGTAATATTTTGCCATGTGTCATATATAACTTTTGCAGAAGTTGAAGTATTATCACCACTCGTACCATTTCCTACTTCAATTACTATTACTCTACTATTAGATAAATATGTATTAAAAAACAAACGAATTCCATTAATATTTGTACCAGCCGCACTGTTACCAAAAATTGTTTGAATTGTCGATGTTGTTTGTGGACGTACAAAACATGAAACTGTTAATTCGTTTCCCAAATTTATTGAAGAAAACGATACAAAATCATCTACCCCATCAAATACAATGCTGCCACCATTTGCACTACTAAACGTAGGTCCGTTAGTTAGTGTTCCGTGATTGTTATTGCCGCTCAAATCTGTCCAAGTTGTTCCACTACCGGGATAACTATTTTGATTTCCGGCATCTAATGCTAATACTAAATTAGATACGGCTGAAAGTTTTGGTCCTCTTTGTATTGACATATGTTATAAATATAATCCTTTAATACGGTAACTTAAACTGACTTGTTGGAGCAGTAAACGCTGCTGTATATCTAGCATATCTTGTAAATCTGACATCGTTATAATATTGTCCACCGTTGTTTCCAGTAATATCTTGAAAATACGGAGTAGTTCCACTAAATGTACCTGAAAGTGTTGAACTTCCTATCAATGTTCCGTTATGAAAGTATCTGATTGTAGTACCAGATCTACATACCGCTAAATGCGTCCATGCACTGAGTATCGGCGAATATGATACTTCTGCATACCACGAAACACCATCATTTACTAAGCCAATATTTCTAGTTCCACTTACACGACTGCCCCAACCCCATTGATTTAATCCACCTCCGCCTACAAATCTAAGATCCGACGCCATTGAAACTGCATAATACCATAACTCAAGTGTAAAATCGCCCGTAAAAGAATATGATCCAATACTAAACGTCGCGGTGCTAGGAACTTTCATAGAAACTCCTCCCCATTTCCATTGTGTATCTGAAATAATCATGCTTCCCGATTGACCTGACAAAGTTGTGCCACCATATACTAAATTTGGAACAGTGGTATCACCTACAGTACCAACTCCTCTAATATAATGTGTAACTAAATCACCCAATGGATCATATGTGTTATATTTTGATTGTGTAGTGGTGTAGTTTTTTAATATTTCAGATGCGGATAACGTTCTGGTGTATATTGCAACCATCGATATTTTCCCATTCCAATAAGACGTTGTGCCATCAAATCTACATCCTATGCTTACATTAGTTGCATTATCATTAACAGCACTTGTAGGATTTGTAGTAGAGCCTGGTATCAGAGATCCATTAACATAAATTTTTAATGTAGATGACCCAGCTATTCTTTCGTGAGTTGCTACAACATGATACCAAGTATTGGAATTGAATGTAGAAGTAAAAGTATGGTCTACATATGGTCCATTCACTCCGCCAACGTCAAAATAAACCTTGGAAGTTGATGGATTGATTAATAAACAATATTCTTCATCCGCGTCTGATGTTCCCTTGCCTACGATGGCGCAAGAAGTGTTCATTGAAGGATTCATTAATACCCAGCTCTCAACAGAAAGACTGGATGTATTTGTAAGAGAAGATGCGTTAGCCACGGATACATAATCATTCGTGCCATCAAACACAATACTACCACCGTTTGTACGATTAAATGTAGGACCACTAGTTAATGTGCCATTGTTACTATTGCCGCTCAAGTCTGTCCAAGTTGTTCCACTGCCGGGATAACTGTTTATATTTCCAGCATCTAATAATAATACCGAATTAGATACACCTGTATTTTTTAATGGACCTGATGTTGCAGACATATATTTTATAAATATAATCAATAAATATTAAAGACCATATCTAAATTTAGTTGCGTTATAATATGCAAGTATTTCTGCTGCCGAAAGCGCATAACTCCATGTTACTACCTGAGAAATTCTACACTGTCCAAAAGCATTTGTTTTAGTGAGTCCCATAGTTAAATTGCCTGTCATATTATCATTATAAGACATAGAACGTGCACCATCCACCACACCATTTAAATAAATAGCATATACCGCATTTGACTTATAAAATGTATAATTACACCACGTACCAATTGGTATGGTAGTAGCACAAAAAAAGCCATCCTGACCTGTAGTAGAAGTGGGATAAAATAAATAAGGTTTATTATTATATTGGTTTCCTGTATTTGTTGCTACGTCAAAATAAAATCCACTAAACGGTTGATTAAATGTACCTTTACCAAATATACCAAAATTTCTATAATAATCAAAATAAATCCACACACTTATAGTTACACTATATCCATTTGATGGTGTAGATCCCATGTTAATACTTTGAGTTGTACCATTTAAATAAATATGATCACCGCCATTTGCGAGTAGAGATGGCGAATAAAATGTAGGAGATGCTATCAAAGTACTGTTAGTCGTACTAATAAGATCATAAACAGTGGAACCACTGCCGGGATAACTACCTATATTAGAAAAATCTATTATTGAAGATATACCGCTTAAATTATTTCTGATAGATGGTCCAAATTGCATATACAATAAATATCTTTAAACTAATGTTTCAACCCAGTTAATATAAATTTATGTAGATGTAAATCTGAATGTTAGTTGTACTTTAGGATTATCCCCGCCGATACTATAAAAACCACTACCCCAACATTGTATACCAGAGCCGTATGTAAACGTTAGTATACGAAACTTTGTACTATTGTAAATCATAGGAAACAACGTACCACCAACTGTTAAATTAGTAATCGTTCCGTTACCATTTGGTATTACATATGGTAAATGTGACCATGTACTAACTCCAACGTTGCCAGTATAGATTTGTTGACTAGGTAAAGTAGTATTAAATGAAAGACTGTTAGGCAGAGTGATTAAATAATCACCGGCACCAGAGAGTCCACTAGCAGATGTCTGTATATATGTTAAAACTATTTCCCACTCTTTAGCGCCGAGTTGACGATAACTAATATTGTCAAAAGTTGTTGTACCTTTTGTAGGATTGGTAGTAGTTGCAGTAAGTGTAATTGCTCCAGCACTTGTCCAAGTTGGAAAGCTCGTACCACTCAATAAATTTGTACCTACACCTGCTGCACATGTTGTAATATCAATATAAACACCTCTAGAAGTACCACCTTGTTCAAAAAATCTTAGTTGGTTTTGATATGAGTCAAATATTATACCTGTACCAACTAAAGTTGTGTTGGTTGCTGGTTTAGTTAAAAGAATTTCACCACCTTCATCTCCAGAGGAGTTAGTAACTGTTAGGAATGGTGTACGTAAGGTAGATGCAGAAAATATTAAATCACTTTCTACCGTCGCATTTGGTGCAGTGCCATTTAGAGTCATTACACCATTATCAGTTGTACCAGTTAATGTTAGTGTTCCACTAGAACCGCTGGTACCTGATGATCCGCTTGTACCAGCAGAACCTACACCTGATGTACCGCTTGTACCAGCAGAACCTACACCTGATGTACCGCTTGTACCAGCAGAACCTACACCTGATGTACCGCTAGAACCACTACGTCCACTACTTCCACTACTTCCACTACTTCCACTCGTTCCTGACGTTCCTGATACGCCTTGTCCACTTAAACTATTCCATACAACACCAGTTCTTCCGTTATTGTCATGTTGTGAAAAGTAGGTTCCGCCAGATGCCCAAGCTCTTAATTTGTATGTTGTAGAGCCATTGATGTTTACAATATATTTTCCAGTCCCGGTACCCGCATTTTGTCCATACGCAGCTAAAATTTCAGAATTAGTTAAAATATTATTACTATTATCTGTTAAAGCGAACTCTCCAGCAAATACGGGACTTCCTTGCGCTCTTAAAAAATATGTTATTTCAAACACGCCTGCAACAGGAATTGTAAATGATAAAATATCAACTGGTGTCGCACTTGTAACCGAAATTGCCGGTGTAGATTGATATTCAGAACCAGTTGTTATTACCGCACCGGGATTTGAAGTTCCGGAGGTGCCGGAAATGCCACTTGTTCCACTTGCACCTTGAACACCTGATGTACCTGATGTACCAGTAGCACCTGAAGTTCCACTCGTTCCTGTTATCCCACTTGTTCCACTCGTTCCTGTTATCCCACTTGTACCTGCACCAGTAAGTTCTATCATTGTTAATACTGGACCAGCTGATTCTCCAAATTGGAACGAACCACCAGCTATAGTATCAATTTTTAATTTGTAAGTGTATGTTCCAGCCGATGGATTATCTACAACTTGAATACAATATGGCACGTTTTCATTCGGACCAGATGATTCAGCTTGTACAGCTTGTCCAATAGCTGTAGAATCTCTATATAAACGTAAAATACACCAAGAACCAGCATTGGATGGATTTGCGTCTCCTGATACTAAAATATGAACAGGTTTTCCAGTTGTACTGATACTACCACTAATTATATCTACGGTGGTACTTAAAGTTCGTGATGTACCAAGTATTTGTGAATAGTTTACAACACCAGATGGTGAAGTACCTGAAGTTCCATCAGCACCTTGTACACCAGATGTTCCAGATGTTCCAGATGTTCCATTTCTACCACTAGTACCAGATGTACCTGTTGTTCCGGATGTACCACTAGTTCCGGAATAACCGTTTATTTCTTGAACTATGAAATACGACATTCCTGAATTTAACCCGCCGGTGGAATTGCTAAAAACACATTTCAATGCAACTGTAGTTGAAACCGAGGTTGTTATAATAGCTTCGGCCACTGGCTGCCAAGCAGCGGGTGGATTGCTTGAATTTACCAATAACCCACCAACATTCCCTACTGTCACATTACCCGCTGTCACATTTATCCATTGATAATCTATTTCCGCATTGTTTACATCATTAGAAAGTGCTAGTGATGCACGTATGTTATAAGTTTTATTGGCCGCTAAAGTAATTCTTCCATTACTGCTGTTATATGAAACGTCACCATAAGAACTTGTTGTTCCAGTGAGGATAAATACGTTCCCTGTAGAAGGCAAAGTAAGACCCCAGTCAGGCGTAAAATGTAACCAATCGATATCTTGAAACCCAGAAACACCTGACGCACCTTGTGCACCTTGAGCACCGCTTGTTCCACTTGTTCCAGTCGCACCTGTAACACCGCTTGTTCCACTTGTTCCAGTCGCACCTGTAACACCGCTTGTTCCACTTGTTCCAGTCGCACCTGTAACACCGCTTGTTCCACTTGTTCCAGTTGCACCTGTAACACCACTTGTGCCTGATGTACCTGATTCTCCTGTAACACCGCTTGTTCCACTTGTCCCCGTCACACCTTGAGCACCGCTTGTTCCACTTGTTCCAGTCGCACCTGTAACACCACTTGTGCCTGATGTACCGGATTCTCCTGTAACACCACTTGTGCCTGATGTACCTGATGTACCAGATGTACCTGATGTACCAGATGTACCAGATGTACCAGATGTACCAGATGTACCAGATGTACCAGATGTACCAGATGTACCAGATGTACCAGATGTGCCTGATTCTCCTGTAACACCACTTGTGCCTGATGTACCAGATGTACCTGATTCTCCTGTAACACCACTTGTGCCTGATGTACCAGATGTACCTGATGTACCTGATGTACCTGATGTACCTGATTCTCCTGTAACACCACTTGTGCCTGATGTACCCGCCAAACTTCCAGTAATTGGTAGTCCTATCAAATTGCCGGTTTCATCTGTTTTAATGTATAAATTTGAACCGGATATATTAACCTGTGAAAATCCGGTTCCCAAGTCGTTTCTTTGTGTAAAAACTATAGATTTTGGATCTAAATCAGCCATAATTAAAAACTGTTAAAGTTGTTAAGTGGTTGTCTCAACCATTTACCATTTATGTAAATATAATGATAATTGTCATCATACGCCATCCATCCTTCTTCTCCATAAGAATCTTGATTTTCCGGAGCTTTATGCCATAACGAATTATTCTTAGATTTTACGCTTGATAAATTGTTGTAAGCAGTTGTAATACTCTCAATTTGAGACGATGGCATTTTTGGAGTTGATGATATGCCACTACCATCAGTTGCAGTCACTACCGGCTGTCTAAACTCTTCACCATCAGGAACCATTGGGTTAACATAATGATATGGTACTGGTTTTTTATATGATTCCTTACGTATATCCTTTTCAACTTCGGCCATTTGAGTAGCACTAACAATTTCACTTGTTACAATTACTTTTCTATTAGTAAGTGTTTTTGTGGTTGTTGGTGTTTTGTTTTCAAATGATTCTGCAAGCAAATATGCTTGAACAGTCATATTGAATGTAGTACGAACCATACGATCTTTACCCGAATTAACTTCGGTGGTATTGCTATAATCATTAATATAAACTCTAAACTTAAATCGTTTTGGATCACCCCAATATTCTTCAGCTGCCCAATTGATTCTTTCAATCAATAAATTCATTTGTTCAACATATTCTGTCCATAACATAAACTCGTAAGTTAATGTTACGTGGTCAGGCATTGTTACATTCAACACTTGAGCAACTGGTGCACTCGATTTTGTTAACAATGAAAATTTGTCATATTTGTTTTTTTCATCAAATTTCTTCAACACTTGAAGATTCAAATGACGATTAAACGTTGCAAGATTTTCATTTTTTGCGACGGTGTTTCTTTTATACATGATAGCAGGCAACTGAAGTTTGCCTTGATTATCACGCAATACACCATCATTTTGTATAGCTTTCCAACGTTCAGGACTTCCATACATAATAGGAACTTTTACGTTTTCCCCATTATCTTCCACCGTTAAATTAATCACTTGATCCAGATATTCAAAAATAGCAGTATCAATATCCATCAAGGATATTGTAAAGTTTTTATCTTTATCTTGATCTCTACGCACTTGAGTTGCACGATTAATAGTTGCTTTTACCTCCGCAACATTTTTCGTTTCATTTCTGAAATTAGGTGCTGGATTATTTGGATTTCCTTTCCATGCCATAAATTATACCTGTCTCTCAAATATGTTTAGTTTACTCAATCTGCTATAGTGAGTATTGCAAATAAAACTGTGACTCTTGGTATCTTGTCCACCCAAGAATTGTTCTTGAACCACGTTATCAATTTCATGATAACGATCATTAAAGAAAACGATATCACCAATTTGAGGAAAGAAGTTCACCTGTTGACACATCTTTTCTCTGAATTTGAACACCACCGTTTGATCACGGTCTGGTCCAAATCCTTCATCTTCACCAGTAATATCTCCACGGTCAATCAAACAACTTATATCAATACCGGGATAAAATGTTTTACCCTCACAAGGTGCTGCTTCACCATACATATTGACCTTGGTTTCAGATGCAGCAATCTTAAACACCGTAACAATCGTCTCAATAATATCACCCATCAATTCCGCATTAATAGAATTGATAAAATTAATATCACGAGCACTAAAATATCTTCCTCGTAGTGATGCCATAATTTATCCTATATAAATCATAAGTGGAACTTTTCGCAATATCTCAGTGCTCTTATCAGCTTTCATCGCCTGTTCTTCAATCAATTTGGAAGGCAATGATGCTTCCAACATATCACGAAGTTGTGTCATGAGAACTTCTTTTTCATTGCTTGCTTCACTACGTAATTCAGCACCATCAAGTGTTACTTCACCACCGGGAATTGGTATTGTACTATATTTTTGACGTATCGCACCCAACATTTCTTTACACAACGCCAAATAATACTTACGTATCCACTGTCTGCCCGGAGAATTGATTTTGTGATATATCACATCTTCATATGGTACATTACTAAAATCCGAAATTTGATCAGGCAAACTACCAGATGGTGTATTTGATGATCCGGTATAATATGCATTAGCGTCTCTATCACTTTCCAATGCATACTCAAAATAAACTTTGTAGTTGCTTGTAGGAATTGGAAACAATTTCAACTTGTTGTTTACAATTTCAAAACTATAACTACTCTTACGAACCATATCATTGAATTCAATTGCTTGACCACGAAGCAAATCTTCAAATATAGGTGTCATCAAAAATTGAACAGCAGGACTATATCCAGCAAACCCCATTTCATTCAATACGTTGCTATATGACATACCAGTCATACTAAATGGATCATAAATACGTGCAAATGCTGGCGGTCCATTGTGAAAAATTCTCTTTACTTCAATACGATTTCCAGATCCAGATGCTTGTTCATACAAAGATTGTAAATCATACGTCTGTTGTCCAGTTATAACGTCAATACTACCCTTTTTCCAATCTACGTTGCCACCAACACCCACTTCACTTCCATAAGCCTTGGACATCTTAATAACATATGGCAACGGATCTCCCGTCATAGAACGTCCATTCACCACGGTTGACGTAGATTGTCCCATCAATGATAACAAATTGTTTCTAATATTAAACTGATTGATTTGAGAACCATATTCCGTCACAGCTTCTTCAAATGCTGCATAAAAGTTCAAATCAATCATTTCGATATCTTCAATAGGATATCCCAAACGAATCGCTGCCCAGACCGCACTGCTACTGCAATCAGCCACAAAGCGAGCGTCCGTGTCGTAAAATCCAAATGGTGTTCTACCCGGAACAGCACTACCGCTGCCAGGCCATCTTACTCTATCGGAATCTAAATTAGCACTCATTAAGATATAAATATCATATGAGTTTAGTTATCTTCACTATTAATTGGCCATTGCCTTTAATCACTCTATGATATGTTTCTTTGGGTATAAATAATGTATTTTCAAGATACACTGGGAGTTCATTATCCATCTGAAACTCCCATCCGTGATTCTCTATAACCTCAACTATACGGTCTTCTCGGTCTTTATGCCACTCTAATTCATGATCATCAACATCTTCTGAAAAAGTACGAAGATATTGATTATTACCCAACACCGTTTCTTTATATGGTATCGACATAATTGTTATACTCACTCGGATCACTGCTTAATCTACTGATAACTATGTCGTTTCTATTGAATTCTACATCCGGACGTTTCGTCCAATTATATCCACCACCGGTCTCATATACATCATATGGTATATCTATTTCGTACACACCTTCCTTAAACTGACCAACAATATAAACATGTTGTTCATATGTACTGCATACAGTTTGAACATTTTCAATCTTGTGTCTGTATAAAACCCCAATCAAATCCTCAGCTATCAAATGACATATACCGCCTCTACCAAGTTCGACATCATCACCGTTTTCGTCTTGTTGCCAACTATCATATTGTTCCTGAGCAACCTTAATCATGTCGTCCTTAACAATATCTGTAATATCTTTAACACTGTTCAATGAAGACGCATCAAATTCCTCTTCATTTTCATCCAACTTTCCAAGATCGTTAAATTTATCTTCATCAATCTTAGTCTTGACATCCAATATTAACTCATTAAGGGTCTTATAATCAGTAAAATACACAGAAGAAGTTTTCTGATCTGGAATCAATGTATTTAAAGTATTTCCGTCACGATCTTGCAACACCATACTACAACGAAACCGCATCAACTCATTTGGAGTATTTAAATCTTTAGGTTCTAAACTAACAGATGGCATACTCATCAAATAATCATCGTCTGCCATCGTAAATTTATTCGATAATTCTCTTTCTGGTACTTTATCAAACTCATTGACGATGTTGACAAAATACAGTTTATCATTGGTTTCAATGTGAAATCTTGCACGTAAAGAACTATTGTGTATTGATACCCGTTTTGGCATCTTATATTTGACCTGATCCTTTATGAAATCAGCAACATCAAACAAATCCACCTCATATTCTGGAAACGTTCGTGTAAGTTGGTTCAAACAAATACTGCCAAATTTCTCAGCAGTCATGTATCCTTGACCATCTGTGATTTCACGAATTAGATCTTTCAACTTAATCATAAATTGATATAGTACTTTCCTTGTGGACCGCTATATTTGAATCGGGTAATAGGAATAACAATGTTCAACCCATCTTTGGTATGTGGAAACATTCCTTTCTTAACATACGCAAGTGTCATATGAGGATGATAATCTGGATAACTATCTTCATTTGGCAATCGATCACATCTGTTTCTCAACTCCATCAATTGTTGATTGTTCTTATCAACATCAAACTTAACTACATCATAGTTTTCATTGTTAAATTGACTCAATGCATTTAAAACAATATCAAATGGCTTTACACCTTTCAATATACTAGCAACATCACGCTTCTGTAAATCTGGTAAAAATCCATACTTTAAAGTAACATGCGGTTCTTCATCATAACCATATGTCGGATCTTCTGGATCGGTATACAATATCTCAGAAGGTATTGCAGTTTTACCTATACGCACAATATGTGGACCATATGTCGGTTCCACCATTGCCATTAAACATCCTTTTTCAACATGTCTATTCATAATTTAATTTTATCAATAACTTTTATTATAGCGGGATTATATACAACTAAATGATAAATTGTGTTATCATGTTTTGTAAGTTGAGCATCATAATATTTAGACAATACCTGTAAATATTCTTTTGCATCATACCTATAAAAATCACGAGCAATTATCTGATAAGAATCATAAGCATCAGTATATTTCAAATAAGCATTGACTGCTTTTATCATTGCTAGTTTGGGATCTTCATCAAAATTATCCAAAGTATAATCCTTGTTTGGACTACTATTAATCAAATCAATTACAATCTTTTTACTCGTTTGTGTCTCAGATACATCACCCTTGATAATCAATTTTTTATAATCCACTTTACACTTTAATACAATTCCATTAGGATACGCATAACTTCTTGCATTTGCAAGATCATTGGTAAAATAAAAACCCGGCCCTTCTTGATCAATCGAACGTTCTCCACCAACATAATCCAAAGAAAACGTTACATTATCAACAGTTCTACCATGATACCAAATGTGTTTATCATTTAGTATAACATCAGGCCAGTCAGTTTCTAATAATAATGATTTTAACTTAATCATATTACCAGTATCTACCTTTACCCTTGGTACCTAAACTCTTGATTCTATGACTTCTGCAACTCCAATATCCAGCCGTTGTACGATCCTTTTTCTGTGCACACTTATGACGTGCTCTAAAACTCTTTCTACGAGCAGCACTACTTGCACGTATTCTCATCTTGGGATCACCAAACGATACTTTCTTAATATTGCCGTTCTTTCCTCTTACATACACAGCAAACTTCTTTGCACCACCAGAAGTTCTAAATGGACGATTCAAATGAACTGTACGACCACGGTGTTTAACCTCCAATAAATAATCCTCTTCTTCCTCAATTGGAGCATCCAAATATACCTTACGACCTTCATACACACCAGTTAATCCAAGATCGCTTTCAATTAGTTCTACATCTTCATCGTTAAGTTCAATGAAATCTAGGTTATACAAGTCACGAACTTCATTGATTAATTCAAAATACTTTTCACTGTATGTACGAAATACATTTTCAGTCAATGACATCCCTTTGTCCAAATGAAATTGTAACTCTGCTGAAATTATAGCATCTTGACGAATCAATTTCATTGGTTCAGGATCATAATTTTCTCCTGACATTATTCCGGTTAACTTGATCATAAGTATAAGTATTAAAATTCCACTTCTTTGTTTTGTTTATCATCAAAAATTGATAACGCACCCAATTCCGATGCCTTAACCTTTAACGATCTTATTTGCGTATCACTTGGTATACGATGTGAATAATCAAAATGTAATTCGTTATCTGCACCATAATTAAACGTCACTCTTACCCAGCCACGTTTAAATAATTCTTCTATTGGACCAGTTCGACTGTAATCTATATTGTGCGTATCACAATACTCTCTCGCAAATCTAAAATGGCCAGCTCTACCGTCTTCGTCACGGTATACTTCGTGAAACATACCACGACTGTCCATCCAATACGCACTCCAAAATCTACCATGACGACCTTCCCACAAATATTCAAAAAATGACTTATAGTCCATAGTATTAAATATTAAATTAATTTACGTTTGTAATATTTCACTGTGACTTCAGACACATTATATTTTTCAGACAATTGTTTGTTTGTAAATTGACCAGATTTCAAATCTAAAATAAATTGAGGTTTATTCAACTTAAACTGTTTCTTTGCATCACTTATTTTATTTCTTACATCCTGAGACATTGGTCCTTTTTTTGTTCCTTTAAGACCGTTGTCATACACATAATTTATATCTCTCTGTTTTAAAAACTCATTTCTTTGATTGTACATTGTCAATCCTCCTTCTTCACCATATTTGTTTTTAAACCATTCCAATGTATATCGACCAACAGCTGCATTTTTTTGTTTTTCAATTGATTCAGATGAATGTGTTTTTCCAAACATAGGATTTTTGTACTCAATGTTCATTTCGGATAAACGTTTACGAATATCTTCTTTATTTGGATTGTTCGTAAAATTGTCACCACCACTCACCTTATCTGAAATGTTATATCCAATCAAATGTGGTTTAAACATATCCAAATAAAACTGTTCACGAATCAACAATTGTGATTCTTCAACATCTTCAATAATCGTAAACTCAAATTCGTTCGATCCGTAATGATTCCACGCGGTTTGAAGTTTATGGTTGCCGTGTTTATTCTTATTCAAGTCATTTTGATGTTCCCACCATCTACGTTCAATTTGTTTTGAACTTCCAATATAGAACTTTCCGTTGCGTTTATTTGTAATTTTGTATATACCAGTTTTATTCATATCGTATATACATACAACGGTTCTACGGTAAAATACAAAAAATAATTTAGTGCAAAAGAAAACCCCAATTTTCATTGGGGTTTTCGTGTTATTTTAATTTACTTACAGATTAGACTTGATCAAGATCACCGACCAAGATCTTCCCATAAAACTCTGGGCGCACTATCTTCTTGGCGTAGCGAGTCATCACACCACGGCGTGGGGTGAAGTTCACTGGATCATACACCAATGGGGTTTGTACGAGTGGGATGTATGGAGCATACACAGCACCGGTTTCGAGGAAGTTATTTCCACGGAAACCAACCAAGATGGTGTTTTCAACCATGTATGGGTTCTTGTAGACTTGGAAACGACTTGCGAAGTTACCAACCTTGCTTACACCCATTGCGAACTTGGCGCTGTCACCATCGGTGTTGACAACGAAGCCTGGGATTGATTCCAAGATTGTTGCAACGTCTGGTGAGCAGACGAGGAAGTTAGCACCACCACGTAGGGTCAATTGGTGAATCTTGTTAGAGACCTTTTGGATCTTGTTACCAAGAGTTTGGAACCAAGTTGACTTGGTGTAGTAACCGCCTGTACCAGCAGTAGTTGTATCAGTGATGATACCACTGTCGCTGATTTCACGGTTAATCTTTGCGCTCCAACGTGATGTGGTCACGCTTGGAACGTTGGTGATCAACATGTCAAGGATTTCGAGGTCGATTTCCATTGAGACGTATTCACTCAAGAGAGCAGTCAATTCTGCTTCTGCGTCGATGCTGTGATAAGCATTCAAGTCTTGAGCAAGTTCTGGGGTCCAGACTGCCTTCAACTTACGAGTCTTAGCAACGATTGGTTCACTCTTAAGTTCCAAGTTAACTTCAGGAATACCGATTGAGCTTAAGCTATCGGTTGTGGTCTTGTCTTCGAAGTCACCACGGTTACTATCCTTAGGTTGAACACTGTAGTTAACGGTCAAACTTGCGGAAGCAGGGTTTGAACCAGAAACGACGAATGTTACTTCTGAACCATTGATTGAAGTCAATGATGGGAAGTAGGTAACGATACTACCAGCTGCGATGGTGAATGAACGAACGCCGTTAGCGTCGAACACGTTACCTGCAGCACTTGAAGCACTGTACAAGTTGGTTGTGGTCAAAGTGAAAACTTCGCCAGCTGCAACTGAAGCACTGTAGTTTGCATCAAAGTTAACGCCATTCAAACTTGACACAGCAGCGCGGGTAGCGGTGATGTGGTTGATTGATTGATCGTTAATTGAGTAACCGAAACGACCTGCACCGTAGAGACCGCCGGTTGCACTGTCGGTAGAACCGAGCTTGGTGCCGGTACCGCCGAATAGTGAACTGTAGTTGTTTGCGGTATCCTTGGTGAACTGACCATTATTGGTACCATACTTGAAGTCTAAATAGAAGATAAGACCGGATGGTAGGTTCATTGGTTGAACGCTAACGAACTCTTTAGCAGCGATTTCAGCGAATACACGGCGAACGAGTGGGAGAGCAACGCCAGCCCATTGTTCACTGTTTGAAGAAGTACCGGTAGCAGTAGCTTCGTCAAGCAATTGTTTTGCTTGGTTTTCGAGAAGGATTGACATATTTGCCTTTTCGACGCCCTTTAGGCCTTCGAGCAAACCTGTTTGATCCCATTTTGATTGTAGTCCACGGGTTTTAGCCATCAATTCGGCTTGTGGATTCATATTTGTAGTCAATAGTGACTTTACATCTGCGCTCATATTATATTTTCCTATTTGTTTAATTTGTTATCGGACGTTATTACTTTTTAATGCCAGCGAGTGTCTTAAATCTCTCTGCCATTTGGTTACCGTTCTCAACAATTGGTTGAGATGGTTTTGTACTTGCAACCGCCTTACTTGCCAAACCTTCGGTGATAGTAGTTGCAGTTGTATTTTTCTTTTTAACAACTGATCCACCCAAATTAAACGATTCGGCCATAATAGCATATGTTAATTTAACCTCACGTACACTCGTAGTGAGATCAAAGTTTTCAACAACCTTCATCTTTTGTTGGTTATTCAAACTAAATTGCTTAAAGAGCTTATTGGTATAAAGCAATTTAGCATTCAATAGATTAACTTCATTGATTTGGCTGCGTAAAATTTCAACGGTCTTCATTGCTTCGTCACGTTGTGCGGTGACTTCAGCAATTTGTTCTTCCCAAGCAGATTCATCAGGATTACCATTTTCAGGTGAACCACCTTCTGTTGAAGGTTCTGATGAGTCATCGCTTTCCAACTCAGCAAGAAGTTCTTCAAGAGAAATTTCTTCTTCTGCGGTTGGTGCTGGAGCATTTGGATCTGCTGGAGCAGCAGGTGCTGGAGCAGCAGGTGCTGGAGCATTTGGATCTACTGGAGCAGCAGGTGCTGCTGGAGTATCAGAAACGGGAGCTGGAGCAGCTGGAGTGTCTGACATTTGTGGTGCTGGTGCCATTGTTGGATCTGTTGGTGCAGCTGGAGCAACAGCATTTGGATCTGCTGGAGCAGGTTCACCTTCTTCTTCCATTGCGTCATTTTCAAGTTCTGCAATAATTTCTTCTAGTTCTGCGTCAGAAACAACTGCATCGTCAAGTGCACCATCTTCTTCAAGATGTGCATCAAATACTTGTGAACCCTTTTTGGTCACAGGTTGATGTGATGGAGCCGTTGAAGCATCACCAATACCGGATGCAACTGATTCGTCGGCTGATTCTTCTTTGAGTCTTTCAGCGAACAATGCTTGAACACGTTCACCAAATGCCTCTTCAAGTGCTACTTTTGCATTTGCAAGAGCAGTAGCACGAACGGCTTTAGCGTCAGCAAGCGCTTCTTTTAATAGATCGGACATATTATAATTTCCTTGTATTTCTGAAGTTATTGATATGGAACTTCAATCGAATTTTTTATTAATGTGGCGGCAAAGACATTGCTGCATTTGAATATAAATATATATATATTTTCAAAACATATAAAAATCTTCATGTTTGTATGGTATTAACGTCTATTTATATAGCATTGTAACTTATGTCGAAACACTCTAAAACTCAGCTTAAAACACTGATAACACGGTTAATTAATGAAGTATTAAATGAAGCGGAACGTGAAACTGTTGTTGACAAAAAAGAAATAACATTAAATCCGCCAAATACATTTGAATCATATTTGAAACAAAATATGGGAGTATCGTTTACTAATGATGAACGGTTAGCATCTACAATACCAAATGTTCGTACCCCTTTTTCCCGTACACAATTTGACATTCGTTATAAAAGCACCGAAGATATTTTGAACGGTGGTAAAATAGAAAAAATCAACAAAACCACTATAATTAAAAAAATTAAAGTTGGAAACTTATTGGCTTATAAGAGTTTTACATTGATTGAACCAAGTCAATCGTTTGAAGACAAAAATACAAAAGAACCAAAAAAGCCAGAACCAATCAAGGTAACAATTATTACATCTGACAGTTTTGAAGACATCAACGGTGATCCAACTTTGCTATCAGATTTTCTTCAAAAAATAAATAACAGTGAGAATATAGGACTTTAATATGGATAAAATTAGTGGAATAGTACAAACACACAATCCTAACAAAGAAGGAAAACATCCACATTTGATTAGCAAAACAAAAACTGCTAGTCATATGTTGAATCCTAACAAAACGGAAAAATCAAATACCAATTTGGTACCTCTTATAGATTGGAAACCGGGCGACATTGAAATGTTTGCAAGTATGGGATTTTCAGGTGAAAGTTCTGGAGATGATGGTTATTATATGGAAGAAGACATGATTCCAAATGATGGTATAGATCCAAAAAACTATTCTCGTAGAATATCAAGAACCAACGATCACAAATGGGTTCTTGAAAAGAAAAGTCTAACAGAACCAGATAGTTCATATAGACTAGAAAAAGTATATTCCAAATTGATGGGCACAGATAAAAATCCAGGCATATTAGATTATTTTGATACATTAACACACGAATTGACAGAAAATCTCTATTTATATAAACGTATGAAACTTAAATCTATTGTAGAAAACCTTCCGGTGTCTAAAATGTCACCGCCTCAATCAGATATTACAGCTGTTAGTAAACATTCTGTAGCTGAAACAACACATCCAGAACCAAATGGTGTGAATGCTCCTGTAGTTCAACGAGGTCTATCCAAAGAACAAAAAAAGATGCTTCAAGAACTTGTATTTGAATATAACAAATACAACGAAGTATTGGAAGCACGTAAGAAATTGATGGAAGTCGCCAACAAGATGGGTAATATCGGTGAATTATCTGAAGCATATTTGGTTGAAAAACTTCATGAAGAAAACAAAGATGACAACGCTTGGTTTGACGAAACCACTATTCGTAAACATACCAACGAAATTAAGAAAATGACCACCGAGTTCAAAAAGAAATCCACCGAATGTGAAGAAAAAATGAGACATTTGCAAAGTTTATATCAAGAATGTGGTATGATGTTGGAACGTTATTTCCACATGGAATGATTCATATATAAAAAAATAAACCCACTCGAAAGAGTGGGTTTTTTGTTATTTTGATTATCTATCAAAAGTAGTTCTTATATTCTGATTTGAAAGTTTCTTTGATTTTAGATTTATCGTCCACTTTAGACGTATCTTTTTCACTATCTGGTTTTTCAGTTGATTTAACATCGGTGTCTGATGATTTAACATTTCCCGCATCAGCTTTATTAGCTTGTTCATCATCTTTCTTCACTTGATCAGCGTCGTTTTTGCCGGTGGCGGCCAAATCATTTAGTTGGTTAATACGTTTTTCATAAACCACCGGTTCAGTGAATTGTTTATCTTTACCTCTCACAAACCACTTGCCATTGGTATATTTGAAAACATAAACGACAGATCCGATTTTTGCTTTTAACACCACACCTTCTTTATTTGTTTTGTTCTTGGAACTTGTTGCTTGACGTAAACCAAATGTCAAAGAAATTAAAGCAGGCATTAGTGCCTTAATTTCTTTCATAATTGTAACAATGTCACCTGAATTAATATCTTCTTCCAACATTGTCTTTCTCAATTGACCAATATTACCACCAAGCTGTTTTTGAATTGCAACCTTAGTAGCAGCACCACCAATCGCATCTTTAATAGTACTTACAAGTGCAATTGTATATTTGATATTTTTAGTATCTCCAATGTTCATTCTCATCAAATTAGAAATACGAGAAACTACATCGCCCGAGATTAATGGATTAGATTTAATCACAGCAAATTGTTTCTTAACTTCTGGATTCAACGCCATCACTGATTCACCCTCAGCTTCAGTAACAGGTGTAGTAGGTGTTGGTGACGGTGTTGCAATTGATTGACCGGTAATATCAATTCCTTGAAAAGCAGAATCAAGTTTCTTATTGATTTTAATACTTGGATTTATTTTGCCAGTTGCAATATCAAGAATGTCTAAAATATTACTTATGACAGGACGCATTTTTGATTTTGTAGGAGCATTTAAATCCACTGCTTTTACACTTAAACTTAAATCATACACTTTACTTAAAAATGCTTTGACCATTCTCAAATCATTAGGAGTCAACGATGTTTTACTACCGACGACTGGAGTGGTTCCACCGGGAGTGGTTCCACCGGGAGTGGTTCCGCCTGGAGTGGTTCCACCGGGAGTGGTTCCACCGGGAGTGGTTCCACCGGGAGTGGTTCCACCGGGAGTGGTTCCACCGGGAGTGGTTGCACCGGGAGTGGTTCCGCCTGGAGTGGTTCCGCCTGGAGTGGTTCCGCCTGGAGTGGTTCCGCCTGGAGTGGTTCCGCCTGGAGTGGTTCCACCGGGAGTGGTTCCACCCGGAGTTGTTGAACCACCATCTGGTGTTGCTGGAGTTGGTGGAGTTGCAGCTTCTTTATCATCTACAACTACATCTTTAGGAAAGTCTAACTTATACTTTGGAAACTCCGCCATCAAACTTTCGAGTATATCAATAGCGGACTTTGCTTGTGGAATCTTTTTCAAATTATCTATCAACTGTGAAGTTGAAGAACCTTTTACTTTAAAGGTTTTTGCAATATCTTTGAGATAAGTTGAAATTTCTTTTCCAATATTAAACTTAAGATTTTCTATGGATTTTAGTTGATTTGCAGTTAACTCAGATGAAGCTGGTTTTGCGGGATCGCCACCTTGATCAGTGGGCGAAGGTAATGCGTTACTTTGCACTGTTTGTGCACGTTGCGGACCATCTGGAGTAACATTAATCTCACGTGAATTAGTTTTCGGACCCTGACTGCCTGCCTGGGATAATGGACCAGCACCAGAAGTAGCAGGTGTTTCATCTGCTTCAGATAAAATATTATTAACAATATCTGTTAATTTTAACGAATTGTTTTCAGATAAAGCAGCACCTGCAACGCCTCCCACAGCAGAACCTGCAGTAGTACCGATACCGGCTTTAACACCACTTCCAACTGCTGATGATGCACTAGCACCTGTTAACAGTTCAAAACCAGAGTGCAAGAAAAATGCAATTGCACCTACCAACAGCGGAAATTGTGTGATGGTCAATGCACCCAAACCCAATGTAGCAGCACTAATTCCACCAACAAACGTCAACAATCCAATAATAATACCAGATTTGACTGGATTTTCACGTCCAAATTTTCCTAATACATCAATGGTATTAATAATAGTTGAAGTTTCTTTACCAGATGAATCAATTTTTGATAATCTATCACGAATGATTTTTTTCTTTACTTCAAACAAACGATCAAAGTCTTGTACTGGTTGTAAGTTTTGAAGTTTGGCCCATTGTGCGTCAAATAATTCATTCAACTTGCGCAACAATTTCTCAGCACCACCTACACCAGCAAAAGCGGTTCCAGTCAACATTGCTGGAGTGAACAGTGTTCCTGCAAATGCTACATCCGCTGCACCACTTGCAAGTTGTTTACCCTTCTGCCAAATTCCCCCTGCCCATCCACTCATTTTAACTGGAACAAGACCCACCTTATCTGGTATAGTTTTATCCAAGGTTTTGAGTTGACCCAAATAATCACCAACACTTCTTATAAAGTTTTGATTTCTAGCTTTAAGGTAGGCTTCATTTCCTGCATCAGTTGTAGAACCTTTTACACCAAACTTGTTTTGTACCCAATTACCTAATGTACCACCCAACTTACCACCTGTTGCTAATTTGTTAATACCAGCTCTAGCTTTTGCACCTAAACCTGCTGCTTTAGCTGCAAATTGATCACCAAACTTCTCTTGAAGGATCTTTTCACTAATTTCCACACATTCCAATGCAAGAATCAATTCTTTCTGTGCATTCAATCCGTTACGATAATGTTCAAAAAACTCTTGGGTTCTGTCGCCTAAAAGTGGTTCATATTCATTGAAAAACGCAACTTCTTCGTTGAGAAGTTGTTTAAAATAAAATGTTTCGATTAAAAGTCTGGAATCGGTCATATCAAATAAATAGGTATTACTTTATAAATAATTCAAATTTTAAAGACCCACAATCCCATATTCTATCCCATTTATTTGTTCTCATATTTTCCCATTCTGTTAGGTTTGGATCAAATATTTCAATCTTATTGGATAGTGTATGTTTTGCGTATCCATACCGATGATATCTTTTATATGAGTTTCCTTTTCCGAAATACCAATAATTAGGAACGCCGTTAGATTTTTTAATAAAACCAATTGATGTATACAAATTTCCCACCGACCACCGTCTATCGGCATAACTTACAATTTTTGAAGGATTATAATTTTTGATGAAGTATTTAATTAATTTACTTGCACCTCCGGTCACTGATGTATCAAGTTTGGAACAAAATCGATACAACTCGTATGTATCTATTATTGATTTATTTCCAAGAGCAGTTCTAAGTTTTCCAAATGTCATTAATGAAACCAATTCATCATTATGATAAAGTCCTAACTTGATAGAACTATTATCTTTTCCTTGAAGATGATTACACGTCAAAAAGTTTGTTGAGGTTTTAACATCAACTTCACGAATTTCACATTTTCTTGCAAAAATAGTATTGGTTGTAACTGAAAGTATTGAACGTATCCTACTTTTCACAATATCTTTTTTGAACCTCCATTCATCTTCAAAAATATGAATTAACCTAATACCTTTTTTCTCACAAAGTTGAGTTTTGTTTAAATGGTAATTTTTAGATTTATTGCCATTAATTTCTCCATGCCAATACAATCCATTACATTCGATTGCCAATTTCTTTTCTGACAAATAAAGATCTATTTCAAGTGGATTAATGATAGTTCTTACATTCTTTTCAACCGGGGTAATATTAAGACTTACAATAAAATCATAAACTTCTGTTTGAAATGTAGATGATAGTTTGTTACATGTCGGACATACAGGAACGTCACCATCTTCAAGACAATCTAAAAATTCAGTTGAACATGTCTTACATCTAAATTTAAATGATGTATAATATCCACATTCAATGTATTCTTCTTTAGTAAACAATACATCTACCTTTGAACGTAACCTGTCGGTTGTTAACAGTGAATCATAAAATTTAGATCTTCTGGACTTTGTTGTTTTATTTTTTACCTCTTCGGATTGTTGTATGTTTTTTACCCCATATTTATCGAATACAGCGTTTTCTTTTTTAACTTGGTTCGATAAAATCCATTCAACTCCAAATTTACTTAAATTGGTACTTTTTATACGATTTAAAACCTCGTCTGATTTGGTGGGATTATCAACGCCATAATTTTTAACACATGTTTTCTTTTTTTTATCAATGATATCTTTATTACTCAACCCATATTCACAGCCGTATCTTTTTATGTTTGTAGATTTGATTTTAGAAACTGTTTGTTCATCCAACTGTGCACAACTCGGTGAACATGTTCTTAAATATCCTTTCGTAAAAGTAGTAAATGTAGTTACATTTTTACAATTCGGATTTTTACAAATAGGTTGAATCGTTATATCATTTACAATATGCCATATTCTTTGAGGAAATGTTGGATTGTTCAAATAAGAAGTCGATTGAAGAACATCATTATATACATTCAGTTGTCCAGTCTTTTCAAACCAAGTAACCAAACACTTTTTAGAAATCAACTTTCCGTTTGATAGTAGATTATTTTGTATCCAATTTTTCATCATATTGCGTTTGTATTTGATGATAATTATGAAACAAATGCAAAAAACACAACATAAAAATGTTGTGTTGTAGTATTATTTAACTTCCGAAATAATATCGTGAATCAACAATTCAATTTTAGAATATTTGTTAATCGTAGTATTTTGTACCGATTCATTTAGTGCACTAGACGGAAATAAAAATGCACCTCTAGTTGATGGATTACTAACAAAATCAAATGCAATTAATTCAAAGTCATCTTGAACTTCATCCGCATTTTCTCTTACATTTTTACGTACACTTCCAAGACCACGACTACTAATACCCAATTTAACTCCAGCTTTGAACAATGCTTTTAAAATGTTACCACTTGGTGTAGGAAGTATTTCAACTTTACCTACCAAGTCATCACCGTTCCACATCATTTCGACGACGTTATGGCTGACATGTTGAAGATTGACAACGCTGCTATCTGGGTGGTCTAATTCGCCCAATGCACGGCGTTCTTTTACAAAGTTATCATCGTACTTCTTGACTTCACGTTCCAAAATGTCTTTTGGATATACACGTCCGTTTTGATTCTTTGCATTTGCACGTTGAAGAACTCCTTGAACAATCAATGGTTTAGAAGGATCATCTGTTCCTTCATTCAATTGACTACTAATTGGTTCAAAGAAAATCCAACCTGTTTGTACTGTTTTATCCATAATTAAGCTTGTTTTGGTTCTGATTTAGGTTGAGGAGTCACAGCTTGAACAACTGCTTGACCAGCAGCTGTGGTTGCTTTTGTTCCCGGTTCAGCAGTTTTAGGTTCTTTAGGTTCTTTGACTTTCAAAGCTTCACCCTGACCCAAAATTGTAATCTTGAATCCAGGCTTCAAAAAGTATTCCTTATCATCTTCGTCTCTTAAAATCACAACATAACGATCATAAAAGTAATCAAGACTGGTACTAGTAACAGAGATTTCATAATCACGTACTGGTTGACCATATCCCTTAGATGCTTGTATTGATACTTTCTTATTCAATACCCGACTATTCAAATTACGTAAAAACGCAGCTTTAGATTCTGCTGTAGTTCTTGCAATTTTAGCTTCAAATTCACTGAATTCTGAACTAACGTTATAGTCTACAGATGTTGATGGTAGTGGTTGACCACCTGCGGTTGATGTACCGAAGTGTTGTGGTGCACCATCATCTTCAGTAATAAGTTTTACCAATGAAATCATATTATTGTATTTTTCTTAATTTTTCACTAATAGACTTAAGTCTGGCTTTAATCTCAGCCATTCTACCTGATGTACGCTTCCAAAGTTCTTCGTTTGGTACGTTCATTTCGGTTTTGAGTCTTTGATTGACACTCATTAAAAAGTCAACTTCTCTGAGCATCTTTGTAATTTCTTGAGTAATCAAAGATACTTTGTAGGAAGGTCTCTTGGGATTTTCTTTCAAACGAGCATAACGTGAGACTGCTTCATTCAACTTCTTTTCGTTTTCGTCTAGTGCATCAAGATCTTTTTGAAGTTTTTCAACTCCCTTTTTCCAGACCATCTTTTTCTTTGATTTCTTTTCAAAGTCAGCATCATTCTTACCGGGATGTTTATCTGCCCAGTCAGGAACACCATCACCATCAGCGTCAGGTTTCTTTTTCTTCTTGTGATCTTTCTTTTCGTCAAGTTCTCCTTCTTTTTCTGCAAGCTTTGAACCCGGATTTTGTTTCAATGTAGCTTTGGTTGCATTGTTAGTGCCGCCTTTTTTAGAAAATGCAAATGGGGTGGAAAATCCATCAATTCCACCGGTTCCACCAGTTCCACTAGTTGTTGATGTTTCATCAAGATCTTGTAGTTCTTGTTTAATCAATTTCTTGATAAGTTCTTTCAACTTGGCTTCATCTTCTCCGGTGATCAAATCTGGTTTCTTTTGTTTACTCATATTATTTCAAATTATTAAGTTCTTTGACCAATTCATATGACAATAATAGTGCCATAATATGATTGTCTTTTACAACGGTTGTAGGTTTTACTTTGTCCAAAACATTTGTGATTTCGGAAAGTTTGATTGCAATCACCTGATTATCAGTGATTTTATTCTTTGAGTTGACAATAATCTGTTTAATCTTTTCAATTTCTTCACAAACATAGTTTGAAAGAGAATTGGTATTAGAGACATTAAGAATATATTCACGTATCAATTTCTTTTGACTGTCATCAAAATCTTTATATTTGGTATTGATACCTTCTAACAACAATTTATATGCAAGCAATCTAATATCTTCACTTTGTTGTTTGTAGTATTCCAAAAGATTTTCATCGGTATCAGGTTTCTTTGATACGGCGTTACAAAGTGATTCAATGATGGATTCTCTTGATTGAACTACTTCTTGTACATCAAATTTGGAGGCAGTTTTGTTTTCAAAAATCTTATAAATGGAAGCCAAAATACGATAGTTTTTAATATTTGCCTTTAAAAAGCTGTCAATTGGATATATGTCCTTGATTTCACGTATCAAATCATACTTTTGTTGTGTTAAATTTTTGTCATTTAATTGTGACCGTGATTCCAATACAACACTTATGATTCTTTCAGCATGAGAAGTATCTCTAGCCTTTTCATTTAATAAAAAATTATATAGTTGATATTCCTTACCCAATTCTGTATTCTCAGAAAAATACTTGAACAAAATTTGTTTGGCTGCTGACTCGTCTTTACCTGCAATAATATCTGCGGTAATTTGTCTAGTAAGCAACTCAAACAAAATTCCTGTATTTTTGAACTTTGAATGCTTAGATTTTTGCATATTATTAGTTATGATTTATAAATATATCAATTTTTGATGAAACTCCCATATTTGTATTATTCTAATATATTAGACTCATCCATTATAGATTTTTGTTTATTTTCCGACAACAAAGTTTCTTTTTCTTGTTTATATGTTTTTAAAAATGAATCTAAGCTAACTAACTCTTTGGATATATTTTCTAAACTAAACACTGATCCTCCAGCGTACTTGTGTGTAGGTGATCGGTCAGACTTAAAGTCCCTATTCATTTCCAAACGACCGGTAACATCTTCACCAAATGGATAGTCCGATGACTTTTTTTGTCCTTTTTGTGACGGACGTTCATAATCCGAATCCGGTTTTTGTTTTTCCTTTAATGTAGGAACTTCTCCGCCACCAGCTTCAGCTCCACCACCTGTTTCTCCGCCTCCTCCTCCTCCTCCTCCGCCATCACCTTCAGGACTTATTTTTTGGAATGATTTAGCAGGATCATTTCCTTCTTCTTCGATTTGTTTGAATCTATATGATTGTTTTGAATCATCAACAATTTCATTTTTAACAGTATTCATATCGTCCTCAGACATATGAAATACATTATCATATACCCACTTCTTGCTAAATAATTTGTTTTCAATCATGTCTTTAGCAACACTTACTTTATTTGACCAAATATCAATCTTTTCCTTTTCAAACACCGTTGATGGATTGACTAATTCCAAACTAAAGTCTACCAAACTTGCATCTCTATATCCCTGAGCATACAAGTGAACAATACCAATCTTGGTCAATTCACTAATAAGAATACGTTGAATACGTTCAATTGTACGTGAAAAACGAACATCTTCTTGTGCTAAAGTGGCCTTACCGCTTAAATCTTCATCGTAACTCAAGAACGCTTTAGGAATCTTAAGGGCAGCCATCATCTTCTTACGGAGATATTCAATATCGTCTGTACCAGTAAATTCCATACCACTAAGAGATTCAATACTGGTACCACTATCACCACCACGAACAGGAAGATAAAAATCTTCAACCATGTTTTGAAGATTGAAACGAAGATTGTAATCGCCACTTTTTTCATCGATATATGGAACCTTTTTAGTCTTTGCAATTAACTTTTCCATGTATGAATCGATTTCATTCGGAGGAATATTACCAACATCAATCTTGAAAATGCGTTTTTCAGGAGCACGCATGATACGATGAATCAACATTGCGTCTTCCATCAAACTCAATTGTTTCCAAACACGACGAGCACCTTCCATCATACTCTTACCATATGGCAAGAAATTACTATCACTCAACAAACGAAAGTGTGCTACTTGATAATTTTCAAGATCTTCTACCTTACCACCATCTGGTAAATTGACTTGAAACTTAATATAGTTCTTGTTATACAAGTCACTATTTTCAACACGGGTTACATTATAAGCACTGATTGGTTCAATCATGTAAACACCATATTCTGGACTAATGTATAATCGAAGGTAAAAGTCACCATATTTACACATGTTACGAACATAACTCCAAAGATTAAATTCGATATTCATAATATCATAATACAGATTACGTAAAATCTGTTTGATATTATCATTTGGTGTATTAATTACTAACATGTCACCCATCTCATTACGAGTAAGTGATTCATCAGCATAAATGTCTAGAGCGGAACTTAGAATTGGATCCATGTCCATCGTATCATAATCTCTAAAGAGTTCAATACGTGCTGCTTGATAACTGAGTGTAAAATCTCTGCTATATTGGTTGTATGCAGAAGTACGAATACGATTAAAACGGTCACGTAATGTATTTCTATCAGTAGCGTATGCTACTTCATCTGTATCAACTACTTTTAACTTTTTACCACCAATATTACGTACAATAACATCTGTCGAGAAAAGTCTTCTGAGACGAGCAAATAATGATCTGCTCTTTAAATCGGTTGGTTGATCTGCCATATGATTACATTATATATTTCGTAAATAAATAGTGAAACTGTGTTATAATAACCAAGTTAAACTTTCTTTTTGATCTTTTAATCCAGTTGGCATTTCCCACGACTGTTGTGCATTTGCATTTTTAGTTGTATAAACTGGAGCACTTTGTTGTTCAGACCTATTGATATTACTCAACATATTACGTGTAAGATCAACTGATTGTTGTCTCAACTTTAATGCGGTATCACGTACCCATAATCCTATAGAAAATGACATTACTAAGTCATCATTATAATTTCTCATTGCTTCTGCTTTACCATTGTGCCATATAAATGTATATAGTTCATCAATAGTACGTACTGATTGAATATTGATCGACTTTTCACGCATATAACTTTCCAAACGTGAAATAATTAACTGACGAGTTACAGAAGTAGTTGTAAAACCCGGAGTCATTTTCTTCTCCGTTGCATGTATACGATTAGTCATTTGATGTTCAACATCAACATATTTTAGATCCGCACTGCTATAAAACAAATTGGGGTATTTTCTATCTAATACCTGTTGAATTGTACCCCAACCAATATTCAGATTTTCAATAACCAACAAAGCATTATTATACTCAGTTGCAATATTGACCAACATGTTTCCATAATCTTTAGTACCAACTTGACCTTTATACTCAGCAACCTGTGTGAAACTTTCAACGTCAATAACGTGGAATGCACTATAGTCAGCACCATCACCACGAGCAACGTCAGCGCATACCAAATACGAACGAGTATAATCTGGATACTCCCATAACCATAAAGACTTATCCATTCCTCTTGTTTCAATTGGATCACGTACTTTAGTTTGTTTGTAAAAGTCCAATATAGGAACATCAATGACAGTATTACCGGATGTTGCAAAATCACAATCGCATTCCTGCGCAGCCATTTTTGGTCCCAATAACTTAGTTTGTTCGTCCCGCCAAGACTGATCTCTTTCTGGATGAAGATGCCATGGTAACTTAATCGTATGAAACTTATTCTTTTTTGCTTCTGCATCTACCCATGTTCTATGGAAGAAATTACCAACACCATTAGGAGTAGATAATACAATAGCTTTACCACCGGTAGATAGTGTCGATTGAGCAGATGTCCAAATTTCATCAATGTTATCAATAAATGCAGCTTCATCAATAATCAACATTGATAGTGCAGAAGAACGACCAGCTGTTCCAGAAGAAGATACTGCTTTAATTTGAGAACCGTTTGTTAATCTCAAACTTAACCTATTATCTTCTTGTTCTTTTACTTTCAACCAAGATGGAAGATTATCATTTGCAAACCTAACACGGGTGACAATTTCTTTCGACGTTTCTTGTGTAATACTGATACACAAAATGTTTTTGTCACTGTGAAATATCATCATCCACAAACTATACGCACTACTCAATGTAGTAATACCCAATTGACGACTTTTTAAAATAATATTATAGTCGTTGTCGATAATTTGTTGAAGAGATTCGTCCTGAAACGGATACAATTCAAATGGTATTGTTCCACGTTTAGGATGTTGAATTTTGACGTACTTCTTCATAAAGTACATCGGATTTTCAAGACACTTTTTATACTCTGCCTTGATGATATCTCTTAATGTTTTTTGTTCACTCGACATGATTTAACTTCTCCAACTTCTTTTCAATCTTAAGAATCTGTTTATCGATTTTTTTTAAATCCGTCTTAAGATCCTTCAAAATATTTTCTCTACGTTCAATTGTCCATTCATCTGAAGTTCCATCACCATTTGGAAATGAAATCTTTTGATGTGACGATACAAAGTTATAACTTTCTTGTACTTTGGTACGAAATTCTTTAGCTTGACTCAATTGATTACGCAACAGTTTATTTTGTTCGTATTCTTCATACTTTCCTTCAATACGTAACGTAGTTTCAAACTTTGCAAGACATTCTTGACAACGACCCGTCTTATTATAAAGAATTTCATCATAACGATTGCCCCATCGAATATCCATGTTACAATCTTTACAGTGACGTTTAGTGGATTCTATGGTGGATGAATTGACATTATTAATGGCACGTTTTGTACCATTCTTCTTTATCCATTTTTTACCATTTACATCTTCCCAAATTTCACCATCTTTACGAGACGCAAAATCGGAGTCTGCGGTATAACCTACTTGAATAAAAGGACGTTCACCATTTAGATAGTCCCTAACAATTGCCAAATTGCTTTTTCCTGATGCTTTTTTCATAACGTATTATTTTTAATTTTTATTGAAGAAATGTGTCATTAAATACTTTGATCGCATTTGAGTACGACTTTTTAGTCTCATCAAATGCATCATCCGTATATTGCCAATTCCAAAACAACTCTGATGGTGTTTTAAATCCATAAAATTCCAAAACTTGTTTTTGTGTTTGTATAACATCTTTACCATTCCAGTTTTGTCCAATTGCAATAACCCCAGAGTCTATATTCTTTACAATATTAGACTCACCCAACGTAGTATGTCGGTTCTCTATCCAACACAAACGTTCTATTAACTTCTGATGAATACTATTAGTTTGACCCCAACGAATTGATGTAAAAAAGATAACGGTATCACTTTCAAACAACGGTTTTGATATCTTCCATAGTTCGTCTGATTTGTTATTAATACTTGCCCAACAACGATGATATCCACTAGGATTTTTTTCTTTATCCTTTAACCCAGCATCTTTTTCACCACATTTATTTCCATACTTAGATGAAACATTACCTTCACATACAAAAATATTCAATTTACTGGCATCAATCATTTCACACTTATCTCTGCCAAGTCTTTCTGAGATCAACCTTGCAAGTTTAGTGGATTTAGCTTCGTCATCTTTATGACCTTCCCATCTATTGGAAGTAGCAATCAACAGTACTTTATTTTTGGTTTGAAGATATTTGATAGTATTTTCAAGACGCAATTCATTTCTTTCCATGTCTTTTTGACTGGAACTAGATTTTGCTTCTACCAAAAAATCGGAAAGTTTTACCATATCATCCTATAAATATAATACACCAAACTGTTTTTGTATTATTAATTGTAATATGGCACCTTCTTACCATTAATTAAAAACCATCCGTCTGGAGCTCTTAATGGACAAATCACATTTACAGGATCACCTATTGCGGTCACGTTGGTACTTGTTACTGTTTGACTAACTGTTCCCGGTGAAGTAGTTGTTGGAACTAATGTTGCACCAGACGGATCAAACAGTGCAATCGTTCTTAAATCCGAATACACTAGATTTGAATTAATATCAAATAGTTCAGATTTAATTTCAAATTGTTCACCAGCAACAGTTATAGGAAATGGAATACGAGATGTAAATATCTCGGGAGAAAATGATGGTTCTGAATACGTTGAAAATTGCATGTCAGACAAAGTAGATACACAGTTATTTGTGTAAATCACCATAGTTCCATTGAAATCGTTATTAAATCTACTATAAAATGTCAATGGATCTGGATGATATAATGATGTTGATTTTTCATCCAAATAAACTTCGCCGATCTTTATTCCCCGATTAGTATCATAATTTGCATCCGCATTGATTTGATTAAATAATGATGATGTAATATAAAAGCCAACATAAGCGGGTTTAGTTTTATCCGATTTTACAACTTTACATCTAACAGAAAAATTATAAGTTACATCAGAATAAAATGTCATAAAGTTACTATCATATGCCATTCCAGATTCATTTAAAGATGATGTCGGTTCAAATGGTGTATAAACATGGTTTCTACTTCCAATATTCGTATCGTTTTTAACAATAATATATTGATCATTTGAAGTTGAATTAGTGATTTCAAGTGCATCCATCAAATACGATGCATCTCTTTTAAAGTTAATTGTATTTGAACTACTAAACCAATAATGTTGTGCATGAATAGTATTTGGAAAAGATCCCATACTTTTAAAGTAACTATTCGGTGTGGAATGATCTATCAAACTAAGTGTGTCAACAAAAGGTTCGTCAGCAACAATTTCAAAATCACCGGCTGAACTTAAACTTCTACGATATAATTTATGTCGATAAACGTTGCCAGAAAAAGTCTTAAGATTTTTATAAGTTACAAATGCAACAGACTGATTTACAGATGAACTTGTAATGAATCTATAATCATAACGTACACTTGTAAGTGTCGATGATAAAGAACCCAATGATACATTAGAAATAATTTTCTTATTTTTATTGTTAATGTAATAAATTGGATTCTTTAATTTAACAGTATGTTCATCGACTATATCACTAATCACATTAGATGACGTTAAATTCGTAACAATTTGATCATCAAACTGATTTATATACACCGTTACCAATGAGTTTTTCATTGATGATGATACAATTAGAGAAGGATCGGTGAAAGTAAGTCTATAGTCAATAGGTGAAGAACTAAGATCGAACACATCATAATCATCATTCTTTTTTGGAACCACTGCATACGTAGTAATGGGTGTATTTACAAGAGTGGTGATATAACCAGACGATTGATCTGTAATAACAGGCACATATGTTGATTTAACTGATAATGTTGGTGATTTATAAAAAATTACTTTGGATGAATTTGGTATTGATGGGTTTATTTGAATATTACCAATCCAACGTATTATTTTGTTTGAAACATCTTTGCTTACTATTGTAATTTTTCCAACTCCGTATGGAGTCGAACTATATACATACACTGAAACTCGTATAGCGCCCCCTTCTTTATACGCTATGTTATTTGTTTTAGCGAACTCAACGTACAAAGAATTGCCGTTTACATCTAATACTTCAACTTGAATTGGAGTATTAGATGCCAGTTTATTTGAACCATTTAAAAGAAATGTATTCTTTCCTGCCGTAAATTTAGGATTATACTCTGATAGTATAAAATAATCGGACAAAAACGATGTATCTTCTATATCAACTCTTATATTAGATAAATTAAGTTTTTGTCCAACATTTCTTGCATTTGATATTAACGCCATATGTATTGTAATTAACAATACATATACAACCTATTGAAAATTAATACGTGAAAATCCAGCATCCTTGACAATCTCCAGACGAGTATCCACCATATCTTTCAAGACATCCAAGTGACTAACAATCCATACAAAGTCAAAATTATTCTTTAAAAACGAAAACAAATTAGACATAGCGGACAAATGATCACTATCAGCACATCCAAATCCCTCATCAATAGCAATAAAATTAGGACGTGGTAGATTAGACACATTAATCAATGCAACCCGAATAGCCAGAGAACTAACAAACTTCTCTAAACCACTTGCCAGTTCCAACGGCCACTTTTTATCCTCATATACAATGTATGCCATAATGTTTTTACCATCAGTCTGAAAAGAAATAGTGAATTCAACAATCTGATTCAGGATGTTATTAACCTCAGACTCAATGCCGGGCAATGCTTTAGAGATGATCTGATATTGTAATCCATCCCTAGAGACAGCATCTACATAATATGTGTATGCGTTATGAATCTTCTCGGTCTCCTTTATTTCCGTTATCTTAGATTCGATCTGAGACTTTTGGTAATTCCAATTATTAATCTTACTCTTAGCGTCCGTTATGGTAACGTTAACAGTTCTAATGTTAAAATCGATATTCTTAATATTAGACTTGATGCCATCAATTATTTTTTGAACATTGATATTCGATTCAATTGCATCTTTTGCATCATAATATTCTTTGATCTTGGATGTAATTGACACCAAAGAGTTATTATCTTTTACAATGGTATTTTCCCGTTGTAACTGAAGATTCTCTAAATTAGAAATATTCTTGGTCAAAGTTGACAGATTATTCACCAGATTTCTATATTCCTGATATTGATTTGCAATCAGTTCGATTGTGGTCAATTTATTTTTGACTACATTCAACTTTTCAATCAATCCTTTAGCTTCCATTTTGTCATTCTCAAGATCTTCTTTTGTCTTAATTGCGTCTTGAACGAAAACGTTGTTAACGCAGAAATTACAATTTGGATCATACTTATGCGTCTCAAGTTTTTTCAACTTATCCAATTTATTTGTTACAATCAACTTCTTACGTTCCAACTGACCTTCAATATTAGATGCGTCTAATTTCAAAGTATTATACTCTGAGTATTTAGATTCAATATCGTCCGATTTAAACTTATCAACCTTATCGTTAATAGGCTTAATATCATTCTTTAACTTATCAATATTTGGAATTTCTTGATTAAACTTTGTTTGTTCAGTAATAATCTTCTTTTCAGTATTGATACGTTGTAACTCCAACATACTGATATCAGTATTTGTTACATTTACCTTAACCAATTGTTTCGTAGTCTCGGCAACCTTATCATTTTCAATATCACGACTATCCATCAATGTTTTGAGTTCATCTTCCTTTAGACGAATTACTGACTCTGTATTATTGATATTAGTAGTTAGTATTTCTAACTCTGCGTTATAATCCGTCTTAACAAAGTTCTTCATCAAGATTGCCCACTCACGCATTTTATCGTTGGCTAATCCATGCAACTTATCAAAAATAGTAAGTCCCATAAACTGTGACAAAAGATCCTTACGTTCGGTTTGTCCAAGATCAATAAAAGAACCAGTCTTACTGTTTTGAATACTCAACACCGTTAAAATAAAATCATCATAGGTACCAACGTAATCACGAATCAAATCATTGGTATTACGACGAGCTTCACCATTTAGTTCTACAATTTTACCTTTTTCTTCCTTCCAGAACTTTACATCAACTTTGACACTACCCTTTTTATCAGCATGTCCAATTCGTTCGATAAAGTAATCAACCTTATCAATTTCAAAATTAAACTTACACCGGAATGACATCTTTTGGGTATTCATGACGTGAACGGCTTTAAAAGCACGATCACACTTATCGAATATACAAAAAGATAGTGCCGAAAGAATACTAGACTTACCACTTGCGTTTGCAGCAAATAGTCCCACGACATCTTTCATTTTGCTAAAATCAATTACGTTATTTTCACCATAACTGAACATATTATCAAATTCAAACCGTTTAGGCTTCCACTGAATATTTTTTGCGGTTAAATCTTTAACAATCAAATCATTCAATTCTTTATTGATCTTTTCAACATCACGAATTAGATCATCTGGAATGTTTGTATGTTTGTCCCTAAGATATTCCTCAATCAATTTGTTCTGATATGAAATATTTGAAAGTCCATGAACATTCAAATTTGGTACAACTGAATTAGAAAAAGTTGGAGACAAACTATCTACACGAAGATAGTTGATATCAATAATTTCAGTATGTTTAGAAATTTCTGAAACTACCGTTTTCATTTCAGTTGCCACCGTTTCAAACAACTTAATTCGCAATGTAGTCTTCTTTGGAATATCAGTTATGTCGGTTACCAACTTTCCGTTATTAACCTCCGCCGTAAAATATCCATAATCATTTTTTACTTCAACGTGTTTGAACTTAAATGTCTTCAAGTCCCAATAAACAAAACCATGTCCTTTCAATTCCTCGCCATGATCCTGTTGAATCAACGATCCAGAATAAACCACAACAGGTTTACGAATGTGATTGGAATCAATATGATACTGTTGAAGAACCTGATGACGATGTATATCGCCAAGCAAAATCATTTGATGACCATCAAACAATTCATTTTTGGTGTTACTACTAACTTTATATCCAATATCAGTTACAGCACTGTCAATCGGTCCATGATACAACCCAACAAAATAATTAGCATTATTAACGTAAATCTTAGGAATATCAGAAAATTTAATGAAGTTCTCAGGTGAATGTTCATCAAACACGGAAAAGTTGTTAAACAAAATATCACCAAGTTGGTACACTCCAGTATCCCTAAGATAAAAAAGATTTGGGTGTTGTAACGCATTTACTATAGGTGTTAAACTATCCAATCTATTTTTATTGGTAAGTGTAGCGTCATGATTACCCGCAGTCAATATAGTTGGGCGTAAATCTGCCAAACTCTTCAAAAAATCGGACGTTATTTCAACGCATTCGGGACTCAGATCGCTTTTGTTATGGAAAACGTCTCCAACCACACAAACCACGGTTGAAGATGGCGTTTTAGCAATTGCAGTGTAGAGATTTTTAAATACCTCTTTGTATTCAGAATGACGTTTAGTCAGTCGAACATGAATATCTGCGATGTGCAAAATATTTGTAAAATTACTAACGTCACATTTTAGTTTATTAATCATAAAATTTATACAGATAGTTTCATTCGAAACAAAGATTCAAAATCCAACACTGGTGTGTTTTCAATCAATTCCCATGTTTTTTCAAAACCAATTTCGGACGGATCTTTTCCATCCAGTTTAACCACTTTCGTTTCAATGTTGTTCTTCAATAAAAATTCACTTATTCTAATAGAATCAAACAAAGCATCATTGTCCAAAACGATGTTTACTTTTCTTACTGTATTACAGATCAATGAAGATTTCAACTTATTTGAAAGAGTTTTTCCAAATAAAGGAATTGCGTTGTTTCGTATGGCGATTGCATCAAACGCACCCTCAACCAATGTTATCGGTTGATTATAGTCCACAAACATTTCAAATCCAATAATGTCTTTGGAACTATAACTGTTCACATATTTCATTTTGGCATCTTCAAATACGCTACGAGTGGAATAAAAATTCAACTGGCCAGACGCATCATATGATGGAATTAAAACTCTGCCATGAAATTGACCACCGTCACAATATCCAATATTATATCTCAAAACATCATATTTAGTAATGTTTCGGGACTTCAAGTATTGTAGAGCGTGTCTTCCAACCAAAGTTAAATCATCATCATAAAACGAATGATACTCTTGAGGTAATACTAATTGAACAGTCTGTTCAATCTTTCGTTCAGAGAATATTTCCAAGATGGAACTAATATCATCTTGTGGAAGTTTCCTATATGTTTGGGTATTTTTATAAATCTGTCCAAGATACTCGCTTGATAATCCCAACTTTTTAAATAAAGTTTTGAGAGATGTACCTGATAATCCACACACCCAACAGTGGTATTTACCAGTAATCGTGTTGATTTCCAACTTACGTTTGTAATGTTTACAGACTGGACAAAAATAAACTGCATCAGTCCCCTTTCGAATCTTGGCAGACTGTTTGAATGCTTTATTTAGGATTGTTACGACTTCCGTCTGATACAACAACATGCGTATACTGTATCAGATCCCCAGACTAAATCAACTTATTTTAAGGTTTAAATAAAGCACACACCACTGCATCGTACATGTCACCATTACGTTCGTCCCAACTTCCCTTTTTCTTTTTTTTGTCATATTTGTCAACATCCAAGAAATTGACAATGTTGGCTTTAACAAACTCTTTAGACTTCATTCCTTTGACTCTCGCCTTACCAAACAGTTGTTTACGCATGGTGTTCACATTACACAGATTAATTTTAACATCCATCTTTTCAGAAAGAATATACTCAAAAACGGCGTTGAATCTTGCCAATTTGATGATGGTTTGTTGCGTAGTACGACCACCCATAAACCCGCTCAATGCGGCTTCCATATTAACTGATTTGATACTATCGTAATATTTGGTTGATTCCAAAAACTTTAAAACAAAAAAAGACTTCTCTTTGGAAGTCTCTAAATGTGATATGTCTAAAAATCCAGCACTAACGATCTTACCATCTTCTGAAAACGCCCATCCAACGGTAGATGTACTAGCATCTAATCCTAATGTCATAACTTATTTATTTATTTTTATGGACGGTATCTATTGGTATTACCAACACGATACAATCCCGATGTATTCAAAGCTTTATCAGTGAAATTTTCACGACGACTTGTGTTCATACCCGTAGTAAATCCCGGTTCAATGGTTAAAGTCTTTGACAATTGAGTGTAACCATATGGTGATTGTACACCCTGAATCATGGTGTTTGTACCAGCTTTCTTTGCATCAAACGCACCACCAGTACGGTCTGAAGAATATCTTGATTCAAGATTTTTGGTTAATGACGTTCTTTCAATTGAATTTGCCATAATTTAATATATGTTTACTATAAATATGTTTATACATCCCATTTAATCAAAAAATTTAGTGGGTATTCACCACTGTTTTTGATTGGAGATGATAACTTAGCTACGGCTACAAGATCTGATCCTGTATATAAACCAATAGTTGTAATGTATGGTGCTAAATATGAACCGGTGACATCCAAAGATGCA